CAGGAACCGGGTAACCTTTCTCTGGTCCAGCAGAGAGAAGGTTGTGTTGACTTGATTTCGAGCAGCACCGTTTGAATAGAAGACGTTGGTTCCAGCCTTCAACACGTTGAAACGGGTCTTTTCGATCAGGATGGCAGCTTGCTCACCAAGAACATCAACGGCCTCACGAAGGATAGGATCTTCGTGTGTGTCCATGACGACATCAGAAATCACTATACGATCACCATACTGAATCAGGCTGGCTTCGTAGTCAGAGCTTTCCAGAGATGTGCTGTCCGGTGTAACACCTTCTGTCAGGACTTTGTTGGCCGGGTTAAAGTTGCTACCCTTGAAGTATTCGTGAGGATTGAAGTCTGAACCAAAGGTACTGGTGAACGTAGAGTCCAAGTAATACCGACGGAACTGGATTGTCTTGGTCGAGTTACTGGGCAGAGGTTTGGACTGACCAAACTTCTCGAAGATCAACCAAGGCATACCACGTTTCAAAAGATCACGAACGACGAAAGCAGCTGTACGAGGGGAGATAGAACCGTAATTAACTAAACTCATTGTAACAATTCTCCTTAAGTTTTATTCAGGAGGATTACAGGCCAGCTTCCTTTGCAGCACCGGCATAGTCTTGTTTATCAGGCCCAGTTGTTTTAGGGCCGGGAGACTCACCGTCGGTGGCTAACATGGATTTAAGTTTGTCCTGTGATCCATTACCTGCATCAAGTTGGGATCTCCAACCTGATTTCTTTTTAAAGTTAGTCATCAAAGTGATGACTTGTTTTGCTGTGCCCGACTCATAAACTTGTTGTAAATGAGGTCGAATGAAAGTGTCTTGCTTGTTGATCCAAGTCTGAAGGACTCCAGTTCCAACGGCTTCGTTGAGGTCTGGGTGCACGGCCAGTATCTCATCAAAGTGTGTACTGTCATCAACGGTGTTAGCTGCTGCCACATGCCCTGGCTCAGCCACTGGTTTCTCCTTAGGTGTCTCTTTAGCCGGAATTGATTTGACTGCACTGTCTATCTTTCTCTGATAGATGTCCAGTACTTCCACCAATTCAGGGAAGGTCTCCTTAAAGTTTGCCATGACTTCAGCTTCGGATTTGTCAGAATCATTTGTCTTGCTAAACTTAAGCTGCTCGATCTCAGCTTTCAGCTGTTCATTCTCAGCCTCAAGCTTTGCAGCTTTTTCGTTGGCAGACTTGATCCGTCCATCCCACGATGCTGTCCTCTGCCGTTCTTTCTTCAACTCAGCTTCAAGCTCGGAAACTTTAGAAGCCAGATCAGGTTGGACACTTCCACCGGTAGCCGTTGCATCAGGGCCGGGGGCATCTCCATCCGTCTCATCCGTGGTGTCACTAAGCATGGCCTTTGCTTCTTCCTCAGTCAAACGATCTTCTTTGGAATCCCCAGATTCCCCATCGTCTTTCTTTTTGGTAGCAGCTTCAGCTTCAAGCTTCTGTACATCCTCGTCCGACATTTCACTTATCTCGTCGAACACGTCTTCCATTGTTTCAATCTTGTCATTCTTTGGCATAATACTTGCCTCCTTCGGGGTCCAATATGGATATCCCAGTTAAAAGTTATTGTGGATAATCCCGGAACGGGGTCCGACTTCACTGTCCATATGCACCGTCAAACTCATTTACGACGGGCTTACGGGTAAGGGCTTTGAGCATATCATTGATCTCAAGACCCCTACCCTGTATTCTTTTTATCTCATCCATGTCGGACTCTGTTAAGAGTTGATCCTTTAGGGCACCAATCCTTAGCTCAAGATACTTGAGGAGGAGTTTGTACTGTGCCCCATCCGGGTTCCGTTTCATAGATGTGATATACTCTTGTTGTTGAGTTTTAACCAAGCTGACCTCCCTGTACCTGATCTGGGTTTATCTGTGCTCCACCGGGGAGTTGGATATTAAACATTTTGGCAACACGTTGTACAGCATTCGGGACGTGGCCTGAAGACTCAGCCTTCATAGCCTCCAGTAACATACCCATATCCTGCTGACGTTTAGCAGATTCTGCCTGTCGTGATTCCAGTTGTTTAACTTCGTCCTCTGTCCGAATGAAACCAAGTTTGTCAAGGTCAAACACGTCTGCCAGTTCTCTGAGCAGAACGTCACGTTTAATGTACTTAAGATCGATCTCATTGTTTGTGAGGGCAAGGAACTGATTGATCTGTTCCATCTTGACCTCTTTGGCAATCATTGATTTAGATCCACGGGCCACGATGTTAAAGTCACCCTTGATATCTTCTTTGTTGTTGAACTCCATGTTCCAGAAGTACATAGCTTTTATGAACTTCTTGGTGACACCCTCGTCAAAGAAGTGGACCTGATCTTTAAGTGTAATGTTAGATGCACCGATTAACATCGACATGCCGGTGGCAGTCTTGGCAGCACCACCCATCTGTTGATCTGCCATGGCACCTGATAGTGTCCTTGGTATGGTCGTAGATTCATCTGCTGTTGACTGAAAGAAGTCCACAAGCCCCAAGAACTCATTCGTATACGAGGGTAGCTTCGTTACCCGAATAGCCTGTTGTCCAGCTTCAAGACCTGAACCTATTCTCTGGAATACCCTGAACGGGAACAGAGCCGTTGGATCTTCACCGTCGGCCAGCAGGTCGATGTTTGCTTCGATGATCGGGCCAGCTGATATAGCAGCATTGTCGAGCATGGCTCGGACAGATGCATTGTACATCGTCTGGGGATCTCTCATGATCTCCGGTATACCGTCTCCGAATATGCCGGTCTCGTCTTTGTCAAAATAGTAGAAATAGTAGGGTAGCTCTGCACCTTCAACTGGAGACACAATGGCTTTGATTATGATGGTGTCTATCATCCACAGGTTTACAGCAACCTCTGGTCCCATCTCATCCCACACGTCGTCACCCACTTTTGGTAAAAGCTCTTTTGCATCTGCAATAGGAAGGAATCCCCACCGTTCGTGAACCTCATACTTCTCACGTTTGGGTGGAGCATTGTCACCATCCGATGTCGTGTTCGAACTCATATCCCGTAGGTAGGTCTCGTAATGCTTATACTCAGCATTGCCCTCCGGGTAAGCATCCATGTAAGCCCGTATAGCCTTACCCTTGAAGTCCTGCCTAAGTGATAGTTTGTACAGTCGGTTCTTGCTGAACAGATGTTTCTGCCACATGTATCGGGCATCCCGTACATCCTTGACACTTTGGTCCGGGTAGATGTCCCAGATAGAAACAAACTGTGCAATAGGCACAAGTCTGGTCATCTTGACCTGCTTCCAAGAACCATCGTTAGGATCTTGGTGCCACCGTTTGCTGGTAACTTCCTTGACCATCGGGCCTTTCAGAACACCCGTACCATACAAGTGTCCACTGTGTATAACCTGCCGGATGACATTACGATAGTCGAACTCTTGCAGCTGATCGTTGATCTCTTTCTCCATCAACTTAGCCTTGGCATCAGCAACCTTTCCGACGATAGCTCTTACCTGCTGCTCAGTAGGTACCACACCTGTCTGCTCAAATATCTGCACGGCAAGATCTTGCAAGAGTTTCTGGTCCAACTCAGGGACAGGAGTATTGGATATGTTCCAGTCCTTGTCGTCGTTGGCCGGGAACTTTATGTCCAGCATCCGGGCATCATATGTCTTAACCTTTGTTCTGGTCAACCGTATAAAGGCCTTGGACCGATTCGGGTGTATCTTACTGAACACCTCTGGGTCGTACTGACCACGATACTGTCGGAGGGATCGAATGAATCTTTGCTCGTCATATAGCTTTGCTGACTCAGCCTCTTTCCACTCTGCATCCATACGAGTTCCAAGATCTGTCTGGAACGGGGCAAGTGTAATAGAAGATGCCTGTTCCTTCTGAGCAGCCTTATCCATGTGCTCCACATCCCGTGTAGGCTCTTGGTCCTTTATCTCGTTGAAGGTGTTGTTATACTCTGTATTCTCTGGCATATGTCATCCTTAGTAACCAGCAGTTTTATCTGCCGGTGTAGTGTGTGATTGTCGTTTAGCTGTATTCTTCCTGAACATCTTACCCTCGACAAATTCCATAGCACCATACTGTAGTGCCTCGTGAACGTGAGAGTATATATTTTTCTCAGGCTTCTCTTTCCACTTGGTACCCTGCACAGTCGTTGCCACCTTCTCATATCTGTACTCAGATATAAATCCCTTACGTAGAATCGGGCACTGGGCTGTCAGAACAAATCCATCCTTCTTTCGAAGGAAGAATACCACTGACTCAAATCTCTGTGCTGTATTATTTGTCTTCCCTAAGTCCACGGGGAATCCAGCTTTAATAAGAATATCCTTTGCAGTCTTCTTGTCTGTCTGACCACGTTTATTCTCTGGGTCAACGAACATCTCAAACTTGTGCCCCTTATACTTGTTTCTTATGTGGGGCCAAAGGATGTCATAGGCAAACTCGTGAATCGATGTGTCCTCTGTGACTAACTCGTCAAAGACTACGAGTTGGCCGGTGGAGGTAAACTGCATAAAAGCAGCAGCCGGGGTTAGACCGGTGTCAAGTCCAACTATTATTGGTATGCCTTTGGACGGTTTATACGGCTTATCCGTATAGTGTGCCTTATCATCATACATCTTATAGACAGGCTTACCTGCCCGTAGGTTTCCGTAGTTGTTTAACACGAACACTGATATCCAGTCAGGGTCTGCACCCTCACACTGGTCAATGTAATAATCCTCGTCAAGGTTCTCAAGGTTGTCAGCTAACGGGTTAAACTTATACCAGTTGCCCTCAGCATCCTCGACAAATCCCTGAGCCTTCGAACACATCAATAGTGCCGGTGGCTGAGTATAGAAGCTGTGGTTACCTGGTCTTTCAACTTCGGCTATTTCATACAGCCAGTGTTCCGTTGGTACCGAGTTGTAGTCGTGAATGATGAATGGATCAATCGATCCAATCTTTCCGTACTTATTAACATACTTCTTATACTCATCCTGAAAGTCTGGGTGCACTTGGCTCAACGGGAATTTTTTAGGGTACCGTTTGTACCGTGACTTCAGCATCTGGAAAATCCCACGTGGAATTTCTGCTGCCTCGTTGATGTGCACCCCGGTCACCTGCAGGGACTGCAGTTTATTTACGTCTTCCTCACGGTCAAGGGCTATGAACACCAACTTCATTTCTATCGTGGTGCCATCGTCCATGGGTGAGGGCATAATGATTTCACCTCGTATAGGTGTGTCATATGCTATGTTGATCAGTGGACCAAACCAGTCGTTGATCCACGAATCGATTGTTGTTGACTTCAGGTTTGGGTACGATGCCCGGAGGATTGCATACTTTGACCGTCGGACACCATCCAGTCCGGGGGCTTGCTTCATAGCATTGAGAAAGCAATGAAGAATACACCCAGAGGATTTACCTGATCCAACAGACCCCCGTATGAATATGTACTTGCTTGTGTCCATGTGGACCTGAGCAAACGTATTGTTTGCCGTGTATTTAAATGTCCAGTCACCCTCTCTGTTCGTACCCATATTACTCTCCTTCCAGAGTTATATTACGTCTACCATATAGAAGAATGCTGAGTGGGTTCCACCCCCACCGGCAGCATCCAAAGTGATCGTAATCACCAATGAATGTTTAACATTAATGTAAGCTGCTGTTGTTGGCCGGTTAAAATAAACCGACACTATATAGTTACTTGACATCTCATTGCTGTTAATCAATTCAGACGTTGTCTCCGTAAATGTGGACAGTATGTCTGAGTCGTCGGGCTTGACTCTGCCAAGATACGACTTGACTACGGCTGAGGCTATTGTACGTCCTGACGGAATCCCACCCTCAAAATCAAAAGTGAACGGACCCCAGTCAGAAGCATCGGCCTGTAGTGTTATACGTCCCTGCTCAAATTCGAATTTCATTATTCGTCAATCTCCTTAAGCCTGTCGAGTTTGGATATCCACTCCTGAGCCTTAGCTAATAGCTCAGGATCAACATTGGCATTAGTTATGTTTGTACCCTGCTTGAGCAGTTTGAATAACTCAACTATCATTCTGAACTGATTAA